TGATTTGTATGATTTGGATGTATATAAGCATAACCAGTGGCTTTTGTTTTATGAAAGATCGTTAAAAAGCAATGGTAATTATGATGGTTGTTTTGGAATAGTATCTAATTTTGATATAACACTAAGAAGTGATGGTGGATTTAATTGTACAACTGACGTTATTAATGAAGGAGCATTGATGTACGGATTACAGTTAGTTCAACAAGTAGAATTAAAACCAAAAATCTCTAGTGGTGGAATAGAACAAAAGTATAAAAGGACAATAAAGCAATTTGTAGAAAATGATTTAGAAGAAATTGTAACCAGTGGACAGTATAGCAACAGTAATAATTCATTAAGCAGAGATATACACGTTTATATTGATTCTGGAGAATCAAAAAATAATATAACAACAAGAACCCCAGGTCCTACAGGCGTAACAAATATAACAAGTACTATTGGTAATATCAAAAAGTTTGTTACTTGGGGATTCATAGAAGATATAATAGTAAATTCACATCTTGGAGCTAAGTTCTCTAATGAAGACGGGCAGATATTTAGACTTAGCAGTAAAGAGTCGGCTCCAAAAATATCATCAAAAAACAATGAAATATTATCTAAAGGATTCAGTAGAGAAATAAATAATAAAAGATTTAGCAGTTTTTTAGATAAAGAAAGAAATTCTTACAAAATAAGTAATAACGAATTTTTAAGGTCTACAAATTTAAGTGTCTGTTATATAAATAACGGACAAAAAGCTAATGAGAAATATGGAATAAGATTTAATGAGTCAACCAACAATCCAGACAATTCAGATAAATCAGCAGGATATATTAGACACATTTATGTTGATTTAGAAGTTGTAAAAAGGGCATTCAAAGATAATGACAAGCTTGTAGATGCACTGATGTCTATATTAAATCAAATAAATTCAGCATGTATAAATTTTTGGAATTTTAAGTTAAAGATTAAAGAACCTACACAAGAAATGTGTGTCATAGACGATAATTATTTCGATCCAAAACTCTTAGAAATTATAGACGGTGAATCTGATAAATTATATACATTTAAGATGTATGGTGGTGAGGGAATTATAAAAAATATTAATTTTATTACTAAGCTTCCAGAGTCTGTTACTATGACATCTCTATATGGACTGAATAAAGAGTCTGATGACCCTGTACAATTAAATACAGACAACGATAGCATAATAAATATATGGAATGAAGAATCCTATGTCGATTTTTTTATAAAGACTACTAAATACGAATTGCCTAACACTCCAGGATTGGCTAAAGCATCATCAAATGAGGATTCTAACACAAATCAGACACAAAATGAAAATGATAAAGATCAACTGTTTACATCTGAAGACAATAGTGGATTCAACGATGATTTTAAAATAACGATGTTGCCAAGATTAGAATGGAAAAAAGAAGTAAATGAAAATGATCTGATAAATGCTATGAAAAAGAAAATATATTCTAGTCCTGAAAAAAATAATAGTAAATATGAATTTGTTATTCCTGCAGATTTAGATTTTGACATTAAGGGAATAAGTGGATTAAAAATTGGAGATGTGTTTAATTTAGATATGGTTCCTGATTTTTATAATAAAAATTCTGTCTTTCAAATTTCTGGAATAGATCATTCAGTTCAAAGTAATTATTGGACCACTAAAATAAGAGCTATATTAAGAGTATTTGATAAATCAGTAGGACAAATAAAGTATAAACAACAAAGCAGTCAAACCGCCAAAGATTTAGCTAACTTAAATAATAGTAGGTGGAATGGCCAGCCACAAAAAAATATTCTAAAATGGATAAAAGACAACATGGGCGATATTATCGTGTCTCAATTATTATTAACAAGGAGTTTTGATTCATATCCAGAATCTATACTTGCAGGAATTTTATATGCAGAATACGGTGTGTTTATAGATTTAGATAAAGATGCAAAAACTAATTGTGAAGTAAGAAATCCTGATGGAAATGGAACAGCACATTCATTTTGGCAAATAAACGATGTTGCTAACAAGCCCGGTTGGATTTATGATAGAATAATAGCTGGCGAATGGAAATCTCCTGTACCTGCAACTAAACTAGCAATAGATATTTTAAATGAAAAAAGAAATTCTCTTATTAAAGTTGGAATATCTGGTAATGAATTATTAATGGGGACAGTTGCAGCATACAATATAGGGCAAGGCAGAATCATAGACTTATACAAATTTGGTAAACCAGTTGATTCTTGGAACAGAGAATACGTTGATCAAGTCTTTAAAGTTTCACAAGAATATGAAAGGATATAAATGGCAATAATTGTATCGGGATCTATAAATAGTGCAAGTATTCCAATTACATTAGTAACAGTATCTATTGAAGATTCTTCCAGTAACTATATAGTATATACAGATGCTAATGGTCAGTATAGTCAGTCTTTTATAAATGAGTTTAATGGCTTTATAACTCCTACTAAAAAAAGTATAACTTTTACTCCGACTCAAATAGAAATAACTCAGTCGACTGATTCTTTAAATAATAATTTTACAGCTATCAGTGGGACAACATATTATTTAGATTTTGATAGCGGGAGTGATGCAAATATAGGAACATCATCGTTAGTTCCGTGGCAAAATTTATCTAAATTAAATTCAACGACTTTAATTAATGGTGATAATGTTTTATTCAAAAGAGGTGTTCTATGGCCAACTCAATCATTTACAATCTCAGCTGAGGGCTCTCAAAGTAGATATATAACGTTTGGTGCTTATGGAAGTGGAAGCAAGCCTGATTTAAGTGGTGGTGGCGAATTACAAAGAGTAATAGATATTAATAGCTCAAGAAAATACTTAAAATTTGAAAATTTAAATATAACAGATGTTCAATTTTCACAATCAGGTAATTGGACAACAGCTTTAATAAGATTTGGTCAAGGTTGTCAATATATAGAAATAGATCATTGTAAATTTGATAATTGGGGAGTAGATTCTACAAGATGGGGTGTTTATGATGAGAGGGGTGGCATGGTTTTTTTTCAAGATGTGGCAAATTTAATAGTAACTCGATCAGAATTTACAGGAACTAGAGAAGGAATAAAGTTTTTATTAAATAGAAATAATTCGCATGTTGATACTCATCATATATATATAAGTCACAATAATTTTCATGATTTAGATAGCAGAATTCCATTAAATAATAATACGAATTATTCACAAAGCGGTGGCCGTGGGCTTGGAATGACTTTTCAATATGATCATGCAGTACCACCTGATGAGGGATTGCAGAGATTTAATGATGGATTTGTTCCTGGAGGTTTGTTTGGATCAGAGGGCTTGGCAAGAGATATATTTATAACACATAATTCTTTTAAAAATATAAATAATCAAGCAATTAATTATTATCGCGATCCTGATTTTATTTATCCGAGAAGTAGTTCATATAATTGGCAAATAACTGATAATTATTTTGAATATATAGAAGGAGAAATAGTAGGATTATCTTTATTAAGTTCAAGATCTGGATCAGTTACTGAATCAAATGTTTCTAGAAATATAATAATATCAAGTGGATATAGATATAGTGATGGTGGACTTCAAGTAGCACAAGGATTTAACTGCATTCAGACGCATGGTTGGGAACATGTTATAATAGAAGATAATATAATTGACTGGTGTGGAAGTGGTGATGGGAGTGGTGTTGTTTTTGATATTCCAATTTCTTGGACTGGCATAACTGATGCTCCCAGTGATGCTTATGAATGGGAATGTGAATATTGTATAGTAAGAAATAATATAATGAAGAATGTAATTTGGAGCACAAGCGGATGGAAACCCCCAACAGCATCAGCGGCTGGTGTTGCTGTTTATGCTGCAAAACGTTGTGATGTATATAATAATTTAATGTATAACTGTGGAGTGGGAATATCAGCAACATCTCATTCATTTAGAAATGATGCAAATATTATTGTTTTTAATACATGTCATGGTTCATATGATAGTGGAATTAAGGGATCATCTCAATTAAATGTGACAGTTAAAAATAATATTACTGTTTTTGGTGCAAGAGGTTTGCAAGTTGGTGGTACCAATCATGGAAGTATTTTTGACTATAATTTATCCTATAGTAATTCAATATATGATGCTTTAAGTTGGACATCAGGAGCAAATGATATTCACTTAGATCCATTATTTTATGACATATCATCATCTAATTTTTATTTACAGCCTTCTGATTCTAATTTTAATATTATAAATTTTGGCCTACAATCAGGCTCTCCAGCTATTAATTATGCCACTTCAATATCACTTAATACTTCATTTTCATTATTTGATAGTGATATTTTGCATTTTAATAGATTAGGAACGTTTGATCTTGGTGCATATGAATTTCAAAGTCAAAGTAATTCTTTTATTTTATATACCACGGGTTCTATATTGACACTTATTAATAGTAAAATAATTAGAAACATTCCAATTACAACAGTCTTATAAAATATGGCATTAGTATTAGGAACAAATTGTGGATTTGTATCTGTAGCACCAACAGCTGATCCTGCTGGTGCAGGTATTGTAACAGATAATACTTCACGAGCATTTCGTGTAATTTCTTCTATTAATGGCTCAGTTACACAAATGGGATATTGGGCGTCGAACAATAGTGATGCAGCAAATTTTCAGATAGGAATCTACAGCCATTCTGGAAGTGATCAGCCAGATGTCTTACTTGGTTCCAGCGGTGATGTTGCTAAAGGAACAATTTCTGGATGGAAAACAGCATCTGGGTTAAATATTGCAATAGTTTCTGGAACTACTTATTGGCTGGCATTACAAATTGATAATACAACTACAGCATCTTCTATAGATACTACTGCTGATGCAACACAAGAACATCATTATAATTCAACAAATAATACTTCTTTAGTCAATCCATGGGGCACTTCAACATCAACTAATCAACAATTTTTAAATGCTATTTATGCAGTATATGAAACATCTTCAGTAATTAATTTAGTTTCTACTTCATCAATAAACACACTTATAAACAATAGATTAATACGAAACATAATAACATATGAAACAAGTTCTATAAACACTTTATTAAATTTAGAATTAACTGTTGATTCGCTTCCAGTGAGTAGTATTAACGGTACTACATTAATAACATGTAATATCACGACTGGAAATCCAGCAAATCCTATAGACATATCTGCTAATTTAAATATTTCTACAAGTCTAGAAATAGATAAGTTAGTAAAAACAATTCAATTAACTGAGAGTTCATTAACAAACACTTATATATCGTGTAAAACATTAAATTCAATAGAATTATTAGCTAGTTTAAATTCAACCACTAAAATAATTGACACTCTTATAAAAGAGACAAATTTAAACAGTGATATTACTGGCACAACATTGATAACCTGTAATATTACAAAAGGAAATTTTGTAAATATATCAGCTGATTTAAATGTCAATACAAACTTAGAAATAGATAGATTAATAAAAACTATTCAATTAGTTGAAAGTTCCTCAATAAATACTTATGTTTTATGTCGTACAACAGATTCAATACAAATATTAGCAAATTTAAATGCTACAACAAATATAATTGATAGATTAATAAGAAACGTGAATATTGATAGTGACATTAGTATAGAAACTTTATTTATATCAGACTTCACATTAGAAGAATTTATAGAAGAAATTATCGTTTCACTGCCAAGCGGAATAATAGAATTATTACCAAGTAAAATTATAATCAATAAATTAAGCAAAGAAAATGTAATAACTATTCAAATTTATAAAAAATTGACTAATGCTCCCGCAAACGATTATGCTAAAGAAAAGAAGACTTTACCAAAAGAAGCTGACTATAATAATGGATATTTTACAAGATATTTTCTAAGACAGGTAAACAATCCTAAATCTAAAATATTAGAAGTAGATACAGCTCAGTTTAACAAATTTCAATCAGATCCATTTTACTCAAATTTAAGCATTAAATGGAAAATTACTGGAAATACAGATAATATTATTAATACTAATTTAAATATATTGAATGATGCTGAAATACAGTTAATGGGAATAAAAAAACTATTAGAAAATAAATTAACAGAATTTAAGAAGTAAATTAATGAACTTTTAGTTTATAGTTAACTTAATTTTTTAATACTAGAGGGACAAAAATAAATATATAAAAATTAAAATTTTTTGTAATTTTTTTTATATTTATTTAAAAAAGGTTACATTTGTTAATAACAGAATCTAAAGAATCATATCTAAAATTAATAAAAGAAACAGAAATTAATGATTTTATCTTAATTCCTATTTTTTATAATGACAAAGTCCATCCTATTCTAAACAATATTTCTATTATTTACATATCAACAAAAAATGAAGAATTTGTTGTTCCAATCAACCATCCAGATTGTTTAAATATATCAAATGAAGAAGTAAATAAATTATTGTCATTAATTAAATTGTCTAAAAATAAAAAATTTATAATAGACAAGAGAAATATTCAGCATAATTTTAAAGAAGAATTAGATGAAACTTGGAAAGATATGGAATTATTAGATTATATTATTAGCAACAAATTAAAAAATAATTTTTATGAATATACACAAGCTCACAAGTTTATTTATAGAAAATTTTATAATAACAGTGAGAATAATTTAATCATTCCATTACAAAAACATATAGAATATTTGCATAACATTAAAGATAAAATATTAAAATTATTAGAAAACAAAAATATATTAGAATCAGATACTTACAATAAAATGAATTCTTTATTATTAAATAATCTCTATAGAATTGAAAGAAATGGAATAAAGACTGATAATGCTGATGAGTTAATTTTTTACAAATACAATCCCTATACGTCTACAGAAAGACCATCATGTACATATAACGGATTTAACTTTGTAGCAATGAATAAAAATGACGGAACAAGAAAGCATTTTATAAGTCGATTTAGCGACAGTGGTTATTTATTGTTAATAGATTATAACGCATATCATTTCTATTTAATTGCTGATATTATTGGTGAAAAATTTAAAGAACATCCTTATAAAGTTTTAGGCAAAATATTTTTCAATAAAGATGATTTAACAGAAGAAGAATATAAACAATCTAAACAACTTTTATTTGAAATTATTTATGGTAATATTCCGGAAGAATTTTTAAGTATTCCATTTTTTTATAAGACACAAAAATTTATCACCGAACTATATAGATTTTATAAAGAAAATAGTTACACAGAAACTAGATTATTCAAAAAGAAAATTAGTAACATTAAAAATATTACTCCAAATAAACTCTTTAATTATTACTTACAGGCATATGAAACTGAGAACAATATGATAATGCTCGATAAATTATACGAATTTATGGAAAACTATGAATCAAAAACTGTATTATATATTTATGATTCAGTACTTATTGACTTTAATTTAAATGATGGAAAAGATTTTATTTTAAAAATCAAGGACATAATTGAACAAGATCATAAATTTCCTGTTTCTATATTATATGGAAAAGATTATGAAAACTTAATAAAAATTGTATAATTTATATATTTATTATAAAATGATAAAAAGGAAATTGTATGGCAGCTCCTATAAAAGGTGTAGCTAAAAAATTAGTTAATTCTTACAGCGGAGCCAAAATTCTTAGTAAAGCAATTGCTTCTGCTAAGAATAATAGAGGTATAGAAGAATTTGAATATGATAATAAGAAATATCGCGTAAAAATTATTAATAAATGTTGACATTATAAAACTAAATGTTTACTTCTCAATTACTAATAACATTTACAGACAGTAAGAATTTAGATAAAATAGTTGAATCTATTAAAAGTTCTTATACAATTCTATTTGATAAAATATTTATTTTACAGAGTGTTAATGAGAATAATAAACTAATCTGTAGCTATAATATAGACAGCTCAAAAGAAATCAAAGTTGAAACTATTCCTATAAATACAATTTCAGTTCACAGGAAAAAGATTTCCAATACTCTCTATACTATAAATGCTTTGAATCATCTTATTACTCTACTTAACGATGGAATATTAGATAAAAAATTTTTAGTTGACTGGAATAATTATTCAAATTCAATATTAGTTATAGACAACAATGAATTCAAAAAAATTAATACTAAATTACTTAAAATAGTTGAATTGTAGAATTTTTTTTTATATTTATTAAAAATTGGTTATTTGGTTATGCATTAAAATATTAACTGATAACTAATAAATTATTAAACATTAAATAATGGGAGTAATAAAAAATGAAGACAAGATCTCACAAAGAACTTTTAGATAAAGTTCGAAAAACACTCAAAGGGTTACAAGATTCATCTCAGAGAACTTCTGGGATGTGGAAGCCTACAGGAGAACACACAGTAAGAATAGTTCCATATAAACACGCCGAGTATCCTTTTATAGAATTATTTTTCCACTATGGTATAGACAATAAAAATTATATTTCCCCAAAGTCCTTTGGAAATCCAGACCCCTTTGAAAAGTTTGCTGATAAACTAGCTGCAACTGGAGATAAAAATGATTATGCACTAAGCAGAACATTAAGAGCCAAAATGAGAATATTTGTTCCAGTTTTAGTAAGAAGTGAGGAAGATGAGGGAATAAGATTTTGGCAATTTGGTAAAACTACTTATGAAGAAATTCTAAAAATTATGTCAGATCCAGATTACGGTGATATTTCTGATATAAATAATGGAACTGATTTAGTAATAACTTATCAAACTCCAGAAGAGGCAGGAAACAATTTTGGTAAAACTTCAATTAGAACAAAAAGAAATACCAGTCCACTTTCAGACTCTGAAGAATTAATTAAAAAATATCTTGATGAACAAAAAAATATCAATGATATCTATAAAGAATTGGAATATGACGAACTGAAAGATATTCTAGAAAATTGGTTAAAGAACAAAAATAGTAAGGAAGAAAAAGAAATTTCAAATAATAGTAATGATGAAGAAGAAGTAAAAAATGAAGATGTCGATAAAGCATCTGCAGCTTTTGATAAATTATTTCCTAAGAAATAAAAATGAAGAAAAAAAGTGAAATTCATGATGAATTAATTTCTTCAGTATATAATGTTATAAATTCTTCTGAAAGTCCTTTTAGTGCATATTTTCTTGATAATCCAGAATGGAATCCATCAGACATTACAGATTGGGTCTCGATTGGAGACCCAATCATGGATATGGTAATATCAAATAGAAGAAACGGTGGAATTCCTGTTGGAAGAATTACAGAAATAAACGGACTAGAAAGTTGTGTTTCTGAAGATACAATTATTGATATAATAATTGAATAAAATTTCAAAATCCATATATTTATATAATAATAAAAATAAGTATATGGAGAAATTTTTTGATAGTAAATTATATAAAATGTGAATTGTGTAATAAAATAATTAGTAAAAATAATTATAATTCGCATTATCATATTTGTAAATTTAAATTTGATAATTGGAATAAAATTAAAAACTTACTGATAGAAGGAAAAAATAGATTTGAAATAGCAAAAATTTTTAATATAAAAAATGAAAGAATAATTTTACAAACAGTCAAAGAATATAATTTTTATAATATATATGAAAAAACACTAAAAAAAAGATTTAAAATATCCAAAGATGAAACAAAACTTAAATTAGAGAACAAATTAAATGGTACAAACAAAAGAAATAAATCTATAAAATTAAAAAAATATCAAAAATTAAAAAGAATAAAAAGATTCAACAATATTAATAAAAATTTTGGAGAACTGATTAGAGAAGAAATAAAAAACGGAAAGTCTATAACTGATATATGCAAAATAACAAAAATTGGTCCAATTCCTATAACTAATTATTTAAAATTTTATAATTTTTTTGAAAATGCAAAAAATAATGGTAAAATATTAAATGCTATAAAAGCTAAAAATCAATTTAAAAAAAATGCACAAAGATTACATCAAAATGCTTTAGATAGAAAAAATGCTTTACCAGAATTAAGTAATGATGCTAAAGGGATATATATAGATGGATTAAAGAATAATGATTTTGCTAAAGACATTAAATTAAAATTAAAAAATATAAATCAATTTCATAACTATATACATCTTAAAAAATTATATGGAAAAACAAAAAGAACTTCAATGTATGGAAGATCTCCATCATATTTATCAGGTAGAGGAATATTTGGTCATTTAATTAATAATGGTAAAAAAATTTTATTTAGAAGTTCTTTAGAATTATCAATTTTTATTTATCTAATAGAAAATAATATAAATTTTTCATTATCTAAACATAGAATAAGCTTTAAATATAAAAACACAAAAAAAACATATAATCCAGACATTATTATAGAAAACAATATATATGAAATCAAACCCAAAGTATTAATCAATTTATCTTTAAATAAACTTAAATTTTATGCATTAAAAGAATATTGTAACAAATTTAATTTAAAATGTAATTATATAACAGAAGAAACTTATGATATAAAAAATATTTTAAATAAAAATAAAATTCTAAATTTAATAAAAAATAATTTAATTATATTAAATTCAAAACAGAAAGAAAGATTATTAAAATTATGCAAGTAGAAATTAAAGAAATAAAAAAATTACTTGAAGAAAATAAAAAAATAAAAGTTAAATCAAAAAATGGAGAATACGTATATATAAAAAAATACATTGAAAAAGGATTATTAGATACTTGGCAAGTTATATTAAAAAATAACTATAAACAAAATGTAGCAAAAAAACATCAATTTTTTACTAATTCTGGGTGGGTAAAAACACTCGAATTGATACCAAATGAAACTAAAATATTATGTGATGACGATAATTATCATTTAGTAAAAGCAGTAAATTATATTGGAAAATATAAAATTGTAGATATAGTAATAGATGAAAAAAATTATGATGATCAATGTTATTTTGGAAATGGAATGTTGAATCATAACACAGCCAAGTCTTTATTAGTTCATCATATATTATTAGAAACTCAAAAAAAGAATGGAGTTCCTGTATTAATAGATACTGAACATTCTGCTGATAGAGAATTTATGAAAGCAATAGGATTAGATTTAGGTAAAATGATTTATGCTCCAATACCAGTTATAGAAGACGCATTCCAGACTATAGAAAACATTATTGAGAGTGTTAGAAAAGCAAACAGTGATAGATTAGTTACCATTGCTCTTGACTCTATTATGGGTGCAACAAATAAAGTTGAAGATGAGGGAACATATGATAAACAAGGGTTTGCTACTCAAAAGGCAACAATATTATCACAAGCTATGAGGAAAATTGGTAAAGTAATAGCTAATCATAAAATAGCTTTAATTTTTACAAATCAATTAAGATCAAATATTGGAGTAACATTTGGAGATCCGTATACAACATCAGGCGGAAAGGCAATACAATTTCATGCATCATTAAGATTGAGATTAAAAAATATAAGCAAACTAAAAAGTGGCACTGATATAATTGGTATTAGAGGTAACTGTAAAGTTATAAAAAGTAAATTAGGTCCATCTTTTAGATCTTGTGATTATGATGTTTATTTTGATAGAGGGTTAGATAATTCTACAACTTGGTTTGAAACAGGAAAAAAATATGGTTCTATTATTAAAGCCAAAAAATTAGAAGATGAAACTAAGTCAGAAAATAAAGATAATAAATTTAAAGAAGTAAAAGGGTGGTATATGATAGAAAACGATTTAGAAATGACAAGATTTCAAAACCCAAATTTCGAAGAATTAATAATTAATAATCCACAAAAGAAACAGCTGTTGTATGATAATCTTGCAGATAAAATCATTATGAAATACGTAGACAGAAATTCTGAAAATATAGATAAATCTAAAATAGAAATTGACGAAACAGTAGAAGATTGATGAATGAAAAATTTGAAGAACTTCTTAAAATAATAGAAAAAGAACATAAAGAAGAAAAAGATTTAACTTTAAATTCTAGAATTTTAATTGTTGACTGTTTAAATAATTTCATACGAATTTGGGTTGTAATGCCTACAACAAATGAAGATGGACGCCATGTTGGTGGAATAGTCGGTTTTCTTCATACTTTGGGGGTTTCTATTAGAGCATTACGACCCACTCGTATTTTTATTGTTTTAGATGGTAAAGACTCTTCTAAAAGAAGAAAAAAAATATTTCCTGATTATAAAGAAAACCGTGGATCTGGTACAAGATTAAACAGAGCTTATAAGTGGGAAAATGAAGAAGAAGAAAGAAAACAAATGCAATATCAATTATTGCGTATTGTTCAATATTTAAAAAATCTTCCTATAACTTTTATATGTATAGATAGCATTGAAGCTGATGATTCAATAAGCTGTTTAATAGATATATGTAAAAATAAAAAAGAACTACAGGAATTATTTATCATCTCTTCAGATAAAGATTTTTATCAGCTAATTGATGATAGAGTAAAAGTTTGGAATCCTATTAAAAAAGAAGTTGTCACAAAAGAAAATGTATTAACAAGATTTAACGTTAGTCCAAATAACTTTGCCTTATATAAATCTATGGTTGGTGACAAAAGTGATAATGTACCGGGAATAAAGGGATTAGGAATTAAGAATATAAACAAGCATTTTAGTTTCTTAAATGAAGACAAACAATACACCGTAGATAACGTTCTAGATTACTCCCACGATCACACAGATGACGCCAGAGCATTCAGATTACTATCAGACAATATAAACCAATATATTTTGAATTATAAGCTTATGAAGCTTTCTAATGACAATATTCCTAAGTCTTCCGTATTAAAGATTACTGAACTATTTAATAAAAAAATTACAGAAATAAATCTTATACATATTTATGAACTGATCAAACACGATAAAATTTGGAATTCTTTTAAGAATATTAATGAATGGATTACAACAAATTTTTCTATTTTAAATAAATTTGCAAAAGAGAGTTAAATTTTTCGAATAGAAAGTTTATTAAAATTCAAAATTTTATAATTAAGCAATGAGAAAATCTTTCAAATATAGAATCTACCCAAATAAAACAATTCAAAAAACTTTAAACAATCAATTTGAACTTTGTAGAAATCTCTATAACGTTTGTCTTGAACAAAGAATAAATTCATATAAATCATCTATAAACAGTAAATCTATTAATTATTATGATCAATCTAAAGAACTTACAGAGTTTAAAGAATTTTATCCTGAATATAAAGAAATATTTGCTCAAAATTTACAATATGTACTTAAAACTGTTGATAATGCCTATAAAAATTTCTTTAGAAGAATCAAACAACATCAGATACCAGGGTTTCCAAGATTTAAAGGAAAAAATAGATTTAATTCTATTTGTTTTCCGCAATATCCATTTGGTTGTAAGATTGTAGATAAAAAACAGCCTTCAAGAAAATTCTCATTACTTGAAAAGTCAAAACTTTTTGTCAAATCATGCAATTAGATAACTTAACACGCTTCGGACAAGTTTATCAATCTAAGGTTGTTACCTGCCTTATATATGATTTGAAATTTTTAATTAAAACTGAAGACATATTAAAACCAGAATTTTTTGATTCTGAAGCTTGTCAGTGGATTGTGAATAAAATCAAAGAATATTACAAAAAATACAAATTAAATCCTACGTTAGAAGTATTCAAGGCAGAAATTGAAAGTGAAAAGAATGATGTCTTTAAAGAAAGCATTGTACAAAAATTAAGAGAATCGTACGACTTTAAAACTGCTGAAGATTTATCTTATATTAAAGATAACTTTATTGAATTTTGTATTAATCAAAACTGGAAATTAACTGTTTATAATTCTGTTGACGATATTAAAAAAGGAGATTATGAAGCTGTTAAAATAAGATTTAGGGAGGCCGAAAGAGCAGGTCAAGATAGAGATATAGGATTAATGTTGTTAGAAAAATCTCCAAATGAAATGCTTGAAAAAGCTAAAAGAAATACTATAGCAACTCCGTGGGATATTATTAATGAAATAACAGAAGGTGGTATTGGGGATTCGAAAACCGGTGAATTATTTATAATTGCTGGGTCACCCGGAATGGGAAAATGTGTTGGTAAAAACACAAAAATAGATATACAATATAATGAAATAGGAATAGAAATTGATAATGAAATAAAATGGTATAAACCATGGGAAATAGTAAAAATTGATGAAAAAACAATGTTTGCTTATGAATTGAAACACCCGGTACAGGAAAAACATTAAAAAAATTTGTTTTCTTTATATTTTTAATAAAAAATGGAGAAAACAAATAGAAAAACTATTAATTTGTAAAATATGTAATAGAAAAATGAAAAATTTAGTCCCACATTTAAAATTTAAACACAACATGAGGGGAAATGAATATAAAGAAAAATACGGTAAAGAATTAAAATTAATAATAGTAAAATTAACAGAAGAAACAAAACAAAAAATAAGAGATAAGTATAAAGATCCTGAATTTAAAAAGTGGTTTAAAACAAAAGTTATTACAAATAGAAAACCACAATATTGGCTTAAAAAGGGTTATTCTGAAAAAGAAGCCACTAATATGGTTAGTTTAACACAAAAACAAAATAGCAACTGGTATATAGAATATTGGCTTAAAAAGGGTTATTCTGAAAAAGAAGCAAATAAACAAATTGAAATTATTCAAAAAGAAAAAAGTATACTTAGTATACTACACTGGCTTAAAAAGGGTTATTCTGAAAAAGAAGCAAAAAACATTATTTGTGAACTTCAATCAAAAAATAGTAAAAAATCATCTAAATTTTTAAATCACAACCATTCAGATATATCAAAATTAAAAATAAGTTCTACACTTAGTAAAACAATATTAGATATTGGAGCTACTAAATGGGCAAAACATTTTATTGTATCAAGAAGCAAGGGTGAAGCTGAATTATATAATTATATATGTGAAAATTTCAATATAAAAGCAAAGGCAAATGTTGATATAAAAATTTATAAAGAAAGAGCTTATTCTGTAGATATACTTTATAAAAATAAGATAATAGAATTTTTTGGAGATTTTTGGCATTGTAATCCTAAATATTTTTTAAATGGAGAAGAAAAACACAAGATGACAAAACAAAAAATAAAAGATATATGGGAACATGATAAAAAAAGAATAAAAAAATTAGAAAAAATAATTA